GTTTTTTCTGCGGACCAGTTTTTTGAGCGTCACCCCGCGTTCATCATGGTATTGAACAATGGTTCCGGGTTTGGGGATGGGGGGGATGGTGTATTTTTTCATGATGACTACGGAGCCGTCCGGAATGGAAGGTTCCATAGAGTGACCGTTCACGCGCAGCAGGTATTCTCCTTTTTCCAGTTCACGGTATAGCCGGATATCCTGCGGAATGGTGTCTCCATCCGCCAGGTTGCCGGCGGCAATGTTGCCGATGATTTGTCCCAGGGCTTCCAAGGGGGGGGCTGTGAATGTTTTTACTGGGGTAAATTTCTTACGAGCAGCTTCTTTTTCTTTAGAAATAAGCGGAGCTAGGTTCATTACGATGGACGGAAGAGGAGTTCCGTTGATGATTGATTCCACTACGGCATGTCCGTCTGGAGTAGTTGCGCACCATTCCACCACTAAGGAACAGTATGAGGAAAGAGTGATGTTCAGGCGGCGGCATTCCGCCAATACGGCATCTTGGGATTCCGGGTTCAGGGTGATGAAGAGCTTGCCCATATTCTCTTTGCCTTCTATTTCATAGGGAGGGGGCTGTGTTTCTGCCATGAGCCTCTGAATAAGCAGGAGCTTCGCTTTGGGAATTTTTCCTGCTGCCGCAAACCAGTTATCTACGCTCTGTTTCGAATTCAGACCACATTGCTTTGCGAGCCATTCACGATCTTTTTTGATGGTTTTGAGCCATTTTTTTATGTCGTTCTTGGTCGGCGTCATGCATTGATATTATGTAATTTTATGAGATTGTCAAGCTCGTTACTCTCATGATTTCTACTTAAATAAGTAGAATTTGTGTTGCAAAATCTCATAGAATTGCATAAAACAATCTCATCAGCCGAACGAACACACGAACATGAAACCATCAACCATTGAAATCAACATGGAAGACCTGACGGAAGCAGGAAAGCTTCTGTTACTGGGAATCTCCGCCAAGCTGAAATGCTCACCCCAGGAGGCTATGTCCTCCGCTGTCAACTCCAGTGGGCAATTGCTTTTCAACCGTGTTCACCTGACCACGGCCAGTAACCTTCCCCTGCCTCGGAAGATCTCAAAAAAAACTACAGCATGAAGTCAGTCAATATTCAGAAGTCCCTTGTTGAAGAGATAACTTCTCCCCTTATGAGTGATGGAGAAACTATTTCTGTTTTCAATTCCGTCGAACCAGGAGGAACCCTCAACCATGTTATCCCTCCTACAGGAATCCACCACAAATTGAGCAAATGCCAAAGACCATTGAAATTCAATGGAAACATCCTCCCAGCTCCATTCCTGGAATTCCGCCGCAAAAACGAGGAGTTTCTCTTGTGCCTCTCGCAACTGTTTATTTCGTTGGATTCCTTGGAGATCAATCTTGCCAAGCTCTACACGAAGCCTGTTATTGGCGCGAGCGAACTGGCTGTTCAGGCGGATAAGGCGGCGGAACTCAAGGGTATGGCGCGGGAAGCACTGGCTTATTTTCATAAAGCGGCACAGTCGGTTGAACCTCCTTTTCAACCAGGCGGCAATGATTTTCCTGAATCGGTAGATAAGAGCCAAGATGACTGTGGAACCAACCGTGATGAAGATTCCTTCAATGATGTTGATCCAGTTAATTCCTCCGAACATGGGAGAGAGAATAACCGATAACTATAACAATTTCAAACCTAACAATGATGATGAATACGAATACTGAATTACCGAAGAACCCCAAGAAGCCGGTAGCATGAACAAAAACCAAACGATAGTCAACCTGCTCATTGAGCTGGATAAAATCCTCAAGCTCGAAAACAAGAAGGACGCCATGAGCGCACTCTACTATTCGCCTCAGGATACTACGTATCAAGAGGACGCTGCCCGAACAAAATATGCGCGAAGCATTTATCGTGCTCGGAAGCTTCTAGGATTGAGCCTCGAATTTAATCCGGGGGCTTTGCTTGAGGAAGAAGAGAAAGATGATTTTAGCAACCTTCTTCAGAAGAATCAGAAATCTACGGCCTAATGAAAGAAGCCCTGATTGAAGAATTGAAGCTGCTCGGCTGGTATGAGCTTTAACCCGACCCTGAACAACAATGAAAAAAATGACGAACGAACAATACTGGATGCGCCGCGACCGTGCCTCGAAAATGGAGGTTCTCTACGGTTGCCCGTTGAACTTTCCGGAAAACTCTCTCAAGCCCCGGCCCGGTATCGTACAGAACCTTGTCTTTTCCGCTCTGCTGGTTGGTATTTCCACAATTATTTATTTCATCATTAATGCGTTTCTATAATGAAAGAACAACAGTATGAACAGACCATGTCCCTTGCTCAAGTATGCAAGGCTGCCCGTGAAAAAACTGGTGAAAAACCTATTCATCCGACAAATGCGACGAAGTGGATTGCTGCCGGGAAGATACGCAAACACATTGTTTGCGGACTTATTCGTCCCCGCTTTTACCTCTCCGAATTCATAGAGGACTACTACAAAAATATTGCTCCCCGTTCGGTTGCCAGAATCCGTTAACCCCTTCCAACACCCATAAACAAAATGGCCGGGGCCAGCAGGAACTGACACCCGACCTGAATACAATCAAACAAGGAAATAATATGAACCTATTACAAAACATCAAGCGCGGAGTGCAGCAGCGGCCGCAGCGTGTCATCATCTACGGGCCGGAAGGCGTGGGAAAATCCACGCTGGCGGCGGGGCTGCCCGCCCCTGTTCTGCTGGACACGGAACAGGGATCTTCCCACATCGACGTAGCCCGGCTGGATTGCCGGAGCTACGGAGACGTAATCAATGCGATAGAAGAATTGACGCAGGGTGGGCACGAATTCCGGACGGTCATCATTGATTCCATAGACTGGTGCGAGCGTTTGTTTGTGAACGCCTTCATCAGGGAACACAATAAGCGGGCCAACGCCTCCCTGAAATCCATTGAAGATTTTGGATACGGCAAGGGGTACAAGATGATCGAACCTGTGGCCATGGATCTCTTGTCACGCCTCAACGCGTTGATGAGCGCAGGAATGAATGTGGTGCTGGTGGGACACTCCCGCCGCGTCAAATTTGAAATGCCGGAAACCGCCGGAGCCTACGACAAGCATGAACTGAACCTTTCCAAATTCGTTGCCCCGCTGGTCAAGGAATGGGCTGACGCCATGCTCTTCTGCAACTTTGTTGTAACAGTCCAGGACGGCAAGGGGCATGGAGGCAACCAACGCATGGTTTACACTTCTCCTTCCGCCCCGTGGGAAGCCAAAAACCGGCACGGGATGCCCGCCGTGATAGCGATGGACGCCGGGGAAATCTCCCGCCTGCTATTTGGAACGGGCTGCGGACCTTCCGGGAACGCTCCGGCCGGCGAAAAACAGGAGCCTCTTCCCGCACAACAGGAAAAACCGGCTCCCTCCCTGGCGGACCAACTGGCCGCGGTCATCAACGACGTGCCGGGAGCGCTGAACTTCCTCGCGTACAAAAAGGAAATCCAGCCGGGGCAGGGCCTTGAAGCCGTCTCGGAAAAATTCGCCTCCTTCATCCTCTCCGCCCCCGACCGGTTCAACACGGCTGTTCTGCAGCACAACACCCCGACCGCCCGATGAAAACCGTCTCCTGCATCAACGTCGCCCGCGAAACCGGGCATGCCGTCCTCTCCCTGGACGGAGCGGAATACGCCGTCAACCTGGACGACCTGCAAAAAATCCTCTCTGACATTGCCGGACTCCGTCCGGCATCGGTCACGGAATTATTGAGGCCGTCCCTGCTCCCCAAGCTGGCGCAATGCCCCTGCTTCATCTCCTCCCCCGACGCGGGGGAAGCGGCTCAGCGGGGAACCCGGATGGACGCCGCCTTCCGGGACCTGCTCATGGGCGTGGACGAATTCAGGGCGTGTGAACACCTGCAAGCCGATGAAAAGAAATCCATCCTTTGGGCAGTGAAAACGGTCCGGACGCTCTGCTCCGGAGAAGAGGTCATTGCCGACAAAAACCGCTGCGCCTTCCCGCAATGGCACCCCCGAGTGACAGGCGGGGAAGCGGACTGTCTCTGCCCCGCGCTGGGCAAACTCTTCGACCTCAAAAGCGGCCAAATCCGCAACTACTGGGAACAGCAGGCCTCTTATGCGAAATCCTTCATGGAACGGGAATTCCTGGATGAAATCACCTGCCACCTCCTCTTCTGCGACCAGCAGCAAATCGTCACCCGGAAATTCACCTACCGGGAAGCAATCTCCATCGTCAACGGCGTGGTGGACTCCGTGGACCGCGGCGGCGGGCCGCGCCTCTGCGACTACTGCGGCTGGTGCGCCTCGCAGGACACCTGTCCGCTGCGGAACCGGGCGGCGCAGGAAATGCTGTCCCTGGCGGAAGCCGGAACGCTGGAAGCGAGCTTTGCCGAAATCGCGGAAAACCCTTCCAGGCTGGCGGAATTCGTCACCAAGGCCGGAATCCTGGAATCCTATGCCAAAAAAGGAAAAGAAAAAATCCTCGACTACCTCAACAACGGAACGGAAGTCCCCGGATTCAGGCGCGTCTCCCGGAAAGGCACGGACACCGTCGCTCCGGAAGACGTGGCCAAATACGCCACCTGGATTGGCGTGCCGAAACTCCTGAAATCCTATGGCCCGCTCAAGGCGGACATCTTCCGCGCCCTGTTCGCGGAAGCCCTGCCGGAACAACAATTCCCGGAAGAACTGGTCAGGACGGGGGCCGGATCCTCCTACGTCAAAAAAATCTCCGTCTCCAAAACCACAACCAACAAATAACCATTATGTTTAGCTATATTTCAGAAGGCGAGCCCGGCGAATACGGATTCCTCCCAGCGGGCGTCTATGAAGGAAAAATCGTCAAGATGGAAGAAGGAATCTCCCAGGGAGCCAAAACGCGGGGATGCCCGCAGCTGGCCGTCCACATCAGGGCCTTTGGCCCTGAAGGGGCGGCGACGGTGCGTCACTACCTGACCGCCTCGAAAGACCTGGCCTGGAAAATCGACCTGTTCGTCAAAAACGTAACCGGGAAGGTATTTGAAGCAGGACAGCAGGTCATCATCAACCCGGCGGAATACCTCGGCAAGCCCTGCTACGTCCGGCTCAGCGTCAAACGGGGAGACAAGCCCAGGGCGGACGGGTCCTATCCCGAATTCAGCAACTGCGAAGACGTGCTGGGGCCGGACGAAGCCCGGGCCATCATGGCGGCGCAGGACAGGGTAGCGGCGGGGCGCGGCAGCGCGTCCCTGCCTCCGCGCCCGGCGGATCTGCCGGCCAACAACCACATGAGCGCCACGGCGGGACCGCCGACGGAAGAAGACGAAATCCCCTTCTAATCAACAATGATGAGCGCGCGAACGGAACACGAAAAAGAAACCATCCTGGAAGCCGTCCGCATGGCCTTTGATGAATTCGACGACTACGAAGACATCAGGCGCCAGGCGGCGGAAGACGAATCCGATTTCAGCCTCTCCATCAGTGTCAAAATCCCTGACGGGGAACAGAAAGTCTGTGTGAAAGTGTCAGGCTCCATCAAGAAAACAGCTGTGGCGAATGCCTGGTTTGAGGACGACGGCCAGCTGAAGCTGGACTTCGACGTCGAGTCCCAGGCCCGGGAAATAGAAAGGAATTCGAAAGCGTCATGAACAAGCCGATGACCATCATGCTGCCGATCGTTCCCCCGACGAAAACGCACCAGAACAAAAAAATCGTCCATATTGGGGAACACGCCAAACTGGCGGACACGAAAGAATTGAAACTTGTCATCAGCGATTACCTGACTCTGCTGAAACCTTATCAACCGGCCCGGCCCCTGACGGGGCCGGTCTCCCTGAAACTGGCTTTCGTCTGGCCCTACCGCAAAAGCGAGCCGAAAAAAAACCGGATCGGGCTCATTCCGAAAACGACCAAACCGGACTGGGACAACCTGGCCAAAACCCTGCAGGATGTCATGACCCGGTTGAGATTTTGGGAAGATGACGCCCAGGTCTATTCCGCAAGCGTGGATAAATGGTGGGGTGAAAAGCCGCAAATAACAATCACCGTGCAGGAAGGATCAGAGCCATGAAACGGAACCCTCACATCATCGTCCAGCAGGTTTGCCCCATGAAGAAAACCGACGATGGGAAATATGAAGTTCAGGCCGCGATTGTGCACCACAAAGGGGTTATCGCCCGCTATCGCATGGAGTACCCCTCGAAACGGCATGCCCGGTGGGCGCAGCACCTTATTTGCACGGTGAACAATGTTTCACGCCTCCGTTGTTCTGATGAACTTAAAGCCTTGATTGAGAAAGGAACCATACGATGAAAAAATTTCAATGCCCACTGTGCGGAACAGTCTTGCAATTTTTCCATGAACTTAAATTTGGAGGGCTGGGCCGTGTCGGATGTTCATCCTGCGAATGGGTAACTTTTTTAGCGTCGCCGCCTCAGGCTTGGAAGGCCGCCGAAAAATATATTTCTGGATTTCCTCCCATCATGAGGGTCTGGCCGGGGGACAAGGTGAAACTATTCGAAGACCGGCAGGCCAAAAAGGTTATCGGAAAGAATGCAGACCGGGGGATTCTTTATCTGGAAATGGCTTTCGGGCCGCCTGAACCCGTGCGGCATGACGATGTGATTCTGTGGCCCTGGGAACTTGGACAGACTGAGAAGGTCAACAAAAGTTGTGATAATTGTAAATACTGTACCAGTCCTTTCTATAAGTCTCCTTGTTTCGAATGCGTAGATTTTAAGAATGAGACTTATAAATATTGGGAACTCGATCAGAAAGGAGGGGAGGCATGAAGATCATGCCCTGGACGCCATGCCAAAAGGCGCGCATCGGCTATTGGAAGGCATACAAAAGACTTGCGGAATTCCGCCGGGAGTATGCCGACTATGAGTGCTTGTGTTATATGCCGTGGAGGCACGAGCTGCGCAGCGCGCCCCTGACCGGAAAAAAATATCATCTTGGAGAGCTGGCGCTCGCCGCAAAGCATGCTCATTTGATTTTGGATGCTTGGGAAAAGAGGCAAATCCTTAGGAAAGGAAGCCGGCAAGAAGATTGAATCCTGTGGATGAACTACACCCTCCAACTGACGCTTTTTTAATTATGGAATTCATCAATATCCCAACAGCCTTGTTTTCCAGCCCCGAATATATCGGGGCGGAACCCATACAGCGCGCCACCTGGATCTCTCTGCTGGCCTGGTGCTGCGAACAGGAAAACGGCGGCATCATTGAGGGCTGCCGCTCCTGGGGCATGCGCCGCTGGATGCAGACCTGCGGCGTGACGGATCAGGAAATCAGCGAGGGAAACGAACTCTACCACTTTGACGGCGACAATCTCGTCGTATTCGGCTATCCGCATGAAATTCAGGCCAGCGTGCAAACACGCCGGAAGACCGCCCGTGAAAATGGAAAACTTGGGGGGAGACCCAGGAAAACCGACATTGGAACCAGTGTAGGAACCGAAAAGGAAACCCACGAAAAACCAACGTCAGTTATTTCCGAAAACCCAGAAGAAACCCAGTCGGTTTTTTTTAATAACCCAGACATAACCCATGAAGAAACCGTAAGGAAGGAAGGGAAGGAAGGAATTCACCCCCTTACCCCCTCTCCATGCACCGTGGAGGAAGTCGAAGCTCATTTGCAGGCCGCGGCTTTTGCGGGGCGTGTGCGTTTGGCTCCCGACCAGATACCGGACTGCGCCACGGCCTACTGGGGAAGCAGGGACGCCGTCAACTGGACCCGCAACGGCATCCCCGTGACCAAATGGCAATCCGACGCCATCAGCTTCGCCACCAGCTACGCCCTCAACCATCCGCCGCCTCCTGAAAACGGAGACCCCTATTCGAACCTTCAGGAACTCTAACCCCCAACAACTTCAACAACATGATCGACTCGCAGACACTCATTGACGCCGAAAAACTGGTACTCTCCCAGGCAATGGACGGCGCCCAGGCATTGGCGGACCTCCGGGACAAGGGCATCAACCGCCAGACATTCAGCCTCCCGGCGCACCAGCAAATCTGGACGGCCTTGGAAACCGTCGCCGGCACGGGAGGAACCGTGGACGCTCTCACCGTCATCGCCCGCCTTGAAGCCCAGGGCCAGCTTGACGCCGTGGGAGGACACGCCGGAGTCGTGGAAACGGCCACCTACGGAGCCCTTGCCCGGTACAAAACCGCCGCCGCCCTGGAAATGGTCACGGAAGCCGCCAAAAAACATGCGCTGCTCGCGTTTGCCTCCCGGATGGCGGAAGCTGCCGGCGATCAGCTCAAAAGCGCGGAAGAAGCCCTTGATGAAGCCGAGCGCGGCATGTCCGCCCTGCGGGACCGGTGCGGCGTCCGCCAGACCGAAACCATCCGCGGGGCCGTGGGAGCCATCATTGAAAACCTGCAATGGCGCATGAACAACCCCGGAGCCATCAAAGGGATCTCCTCCGGATACCGCCGCCTGGACCTGACCCTGGACGGCCTGCAGCCCGGCGCCATGATCGTGCTTGCCGCCCGGCCCGGAGTCGGAAAAACCGCCGCCCTGGTCAACATCCTCACCAACATCTGCCTTGAGGGAACCCCCGTGGGCATGTTCAGCCTGGAAATGCCGAAATCCCAGCTCCTGGAACGTGTCCTCTACGGCATGGCCGGCATTAACTCCGACGACATCCGCCGCGGCAAGCCGATGACGGTCGGACAGCAGCAGCATTTCACGGCCGCCGTCAGGAAAATCACGGCCGCTCCGTTGCACATCGACGACGAAAGCTCCCTCACCATTGACAGCATCAGAGCCCGCGGCCGACGGATGGTCCGGGAACACGGCGTCAAATGCATCGGCGTGGACTACCTGCAACTGGTGCGCTCCCACTCCAAACAGGCGGCCAACAGCCGTGAACGAGAAGTCTCGGAAATCTCCGCCGGCCTCAAATCCCTGGCCAAGGAACTCAATATTCCCGTCCTGGTGCTGGCCCAGCTCAACCGCGACGTGGAAAAAAGAGCCGGGAACGCCCAGGGCAAACCGGTCGTTTCCGACCTGCGCGACTCCGGCTCCATTGAGCAGGACGCCGACCAGATCATCATGATCCACCGCCCCTACATGTACAAGCCCGACAAGCACGACCCCACGGAAGCGCAGTGGATCATCGGCAAAAACCGCTTCGGACGGCTGGGACACATCCCGTTCCGCTGGACGGCAGAACTCACAAAATACGAAGAAGAGCCCAATTACCCCGTCAATAAATCATGAAAAAACTGGACATTATTACTCAACCCTGCGGATCTCATGCCTTGAGAATATCCCTTTATTTGGGACCCAAGCGCAAAAGAATGAGAATTTGTATCGGATTGGAAACACACGATTACATGGAAGCCCAGCGCCGAGCATTGCTTCTTCTCCGCTATAATAAACGCCTTGGAATTTATGACCGGGAAATCCCGGAAGAATCGGAAATTACATATCCTAAAAAAACGGATGACTTGCCTTTATTTTGGGACGACAATGAAATTCAAAGCGAAAATGGTAACTCCCGTTGATATATTCCGGCGCAAAAAGATAGATACTCGCCCCATGTCCACACGCGAACGGGCTATGCTGCCCGCCGCGGAACGGGTGAATTCTATTTTTACGGCGGACGTTGAAAAAGCGCAGTTTCTGCAACGCCTCGCCGACATGCTTGACGACTTTTTATCCGGCAAAAAGCAGGAGATCATACTTCCGGACGGTACGTCAACAACGGTGGGCGTGATGCAGGGGAAGGCCGACTTTATAGCCAAGGCCCGCGTTTTTATGGCCGCAGAAGGAATGACAGCGGATGCGGGAGACAACCGCATTACCAACATCGGCGCCCGTTCCCGCCTGTCTTTGATCTTTGACACGATGACCCGCTGCTGTTACGGGCAGGCCCGCTGGGAAAGCGGTATGACCCCGGAAATGCTCTACGCCTACCCGGCGTGGCGTTTCGTCCGGCATCCGGGTGCCAGGATGCCCCGTCCTTTGCATGTACTCAATGAAGGAGCCGTCCGGCTTAAGACGGACTTCCAATTTTGGGCCGTCGAGATGAATTCTCCGGCGATAGGCGGCTTCCTGCTGCCCTGGCCTTTGTACGGCTTCAACTCATGGATGGATATTGAAAGCGTATCTCGAGCCGAGTGTATCAGATCTGGCCTGATTGCCCCCGACTGGGTTCCCGGCCCGGTGGACATGTCCCGTTTCGGGGCAACGCTGCCGGAGCGTCTTATGAACCGGTCGGCCTCCGTCCAGAAAGTGAAAGACCCGGCTCTTGCCGCCCGGCTTCGGGAGAGCCTCAAAAAGCGCCTCGGAGCTGACGCCTTGGACAGGGACGGACGGCTTGCCATCCCGGCTCATGAACTCGTCCAGCGTATGCAGGGCCAGGCAGAGCAGGGAAGCCCGGCTGGAATATCACCGTTGCAAATGACGTTTGATTTGTTCAACCCGGAAAGAAAGGATTCTGCTATGGCGGACTTGATGAAAAAATCTGGCTTGAGACCACGCGGGGAGGCGACACTGGAACAGGTGGAGGCTTTCATGAATGCCCTGAAAACTCGCCATCCGGAGCGGGATTGGGTCAACGAAAAGGTGGAGAAAGGCATTACTGATAAATTCCGTCCTATGGCAAAGGAAACTATCCATAAAAACATGAACGAATTCATGCGGATGGTAGATCCTGAAATTTTGGACAACCTGCCGTCTCTCAATTCCGTTAATAAGGAGTTAAATTTTGGAAACAGGGGGAGCTATAACCCCATAACCCGGACCATTTTTTATTCCAGCGGGGAAGAGTTCGACAAAGATAATCATTTCCATGAACTGGCACATTGGCTGCATTTTAATGCAGAAGATGCAAAAAAGAAGAAGCTTGGCGATTATTTCCAGAAGAGGATCAAGGGCGAGAAAAAGGGGCGCCTTCTGTGCGGTACTAATGGTTATTCCGACCATTTTGCACCGTCATTTGAACGATGGGATGATTATGCCGGGAAAGTTTATGGGCGGGAACCCGTTGACGGCATGCCTTACGGAGTGGAGATGCCTACACGCCACCTTCAAAAACTGGCTTTGTCTCCAGATGAGTTCCTTCGATATTGGAATGATACAAGAGACGGCAAACATTACTGGCGCATGGCGTTTTTAAGAAGTTTAACCTTAATGTTCAAATGAATAAAAAAACACTGGAGTTATATCGGGAATATCAGTCAGGAAAGTTAGAAGTTAACGAACTGATTAGTCAACTTGCTGATTTGTGCGAAAAGGGAGAATGCAAGGTAGAAGAACTAATTGTCGCAGAAATGAAAGCCGGCATTTGTATTATACCAACTTTGGCTGACGGAGTTGAACTGGAATTGTATTTCCGAAAACATCCGGAAATGAGAGGGAAAATCTTTTTAGAATGAAGAAAAAATCCACCATTCCACCGAAGAGAACAGGACGCCCGACCAAATATACGGACGCCCTGGCGGATGAAATATGCAGACGCATTGCCGAAGGCGAAATGTTGATGCAGATTGTACGGGATGAGCACATGCCGGAACGTAAGACAGTTTATAACTGGATGAATGAGCATGACGACTTTTTACACAACTACGCGCGTGCGTGCGAGATGTCGGCGGATGCCTTGGTGGAAAAGGGCCTGGAAATACTTGACGGAAGCAGCCCCGATTGTGCGCAGATGGACAAAAATAGGGCCGAATACCGTAAATGGCTGGCCGGGAAGAGAAATGCCCGTTACGGGGAACGGCAGGCAGTGGAACTCACCGGGGCCAATGGGGGGCCTGTGGAGATGATCACGGAATGCGACGAAGACAGAATAGCTTCCGTCATGGACAGAATTGAATCCATCCGCAGAAAGAGGGCGGAAGAAGAGAATGGCGGAACGTTGTGATGACATAGTATCCCGGTGCCGTTTACGGCTGGCTGAATTCGCCGTTGCTGTGCTGGGGCTGGACCCCTACGACTGGCAGATCAACACCTATGAGGACATTAACGATTACCGGCGCACGGCCGTTGTAGCGGCTAATGGTTCAGGCAAAACTGTTTCCCTGGTAGGTCCTGTTGTACTGTGGTGGCTGTATTGCTTTCCACGCGGACGTGTTGTTCTTACGTCCGGTTCCTGGCGGCAGTTAAAAACCCAGCTCTGGCCCGCAATCCGTGCTTACCAGTCTCATCCGGCATTCCGGGGTTGGAAATGGAACCAGATGGAAATTTTGACTCCGGAAGGAGGCTTTACCTCTATATTTTCTACCAATGATGAACAGAAGGCGGAAGGGTATCACGCGACGGCGGCAACGCCTGTCCTTTATATCGTGGATGAAGCGAAAGGCGTTCAGGACGGTATTTTTGAGGCGGCGGATCGATGCACCGTCACCCGGTATCTGTATCTTTCTTCCCCCGGTTCCGCTATGGGGAAGCATTACCGCTGCTTTCACGACGAGGCCAAAAACTGGAGGCGAACCAGGGTCACGTCATACATGTGTCCCCACATCCGTCCGGAAAAACGTGCGGAAGACCTGGAAACCTACGGAGAATCCCATCCCCTCTACCGTTCCATGCATCTTGCGGAATGGACGGAAGGGGAAGACATGCTTGTCATTACTCCGGAACAACTGCGGCATGCGATAGACTATCCTCCGGCGTTCAGACCGGGCGGACAATGGGCCGCTTTAGATTTTGCCGCCGGTCGAGATGAAAATGCCATTGCTGTACGAGAAGGAAATCTTGTCAGACTGGACCAGGCGTTTAGACAATCCAGCACGGTACAGGCCCGGCGCCGGATGGCAAACCGCCTCAAGGAACTCGGCATTGAGGCACATAATGCGTGGGGAGATTCGGACGGCCTGGGACTGCCTATCGTCCAGCAAATGGCCGAACCGGTTGAAAGCGGCGGGGACGGCTACCGTATCAAAGAGTTCCGAGGAGGATTGCCCGGGGAAGACCCGGAACATTATCTGAACACCATTTCCGAAGCGTGGATACTGGGGGCTCGCGACATCGTCAACGGAAAGATCCGCATTGATGAACTCGACCCGGTCACATTCCGCCAGATGACTACACGCCAGATGGAATGGGATCAGAAGGGCCGCCTCCGCGTCATGTCCAAAGAGGACATGCGGGGAAAGGGCTTGCATTCCCCGGACCGGGCCGATGTGATTTTCATGGCTATTTGGGCCGGCCGTTCCTCCCGTGGCATTTGGACGGAGGAAACGGATGTGTACACGCCTCCGGACACGGAAGGGTGGTATTATGACTCTTGGGCGGAAGGTCCTGTCTCTTGCGAAATTTGAAACTCATATCCAGTCCCGGTTATTTACGGATTTGAGGATTGCCGCATCATATTTTCATGAGGCAAGCCGCCAACTACAACATACACGCCACGGAATCCCTGCCGCAGTCTCTTGCGCTGCATTTTATTTCTCCATCCGGTGAGGATATGGACATCAGCGGCATGACGCTACGCGGAGCGGTAGTACAGGATGGGGTGATCATGTTGGACTGTGCCGTTACGGGGGCGAGTGCGGCATTGGTGACATGGCCGAGGCTGGCCGCCGGATGCGGCGCTTATGATATTTTTCTGACCGACGCATCGGGCAAAGAATACCCCTTGTTGAAGGGAGCCGTGCATGTCGCGCCTCGTATTACGCCTCCGGATGGCTCGGAAAAGGCCGCGGCTGTGTCCGGAGCTCTTGATGTCTCCATCTCCGAAACGGAAGACGGCTCCGTGACCATTGTGGAAAACCCATCCATTGTGGTCGAGGAACTTGTACGACAGGCCGAAGCGGCCCGGGATGAAGCAAAGCGGCTTGTGGAAACGCTGGAAGGCCAGGTGGAAAGCGGGGAATTGGTCAATGAGGCTGTAACGAATAAATTGCCGGATGCGCTCAAGGAGGCGGGCGTGGAATTGGAAGCGGCAACCGGGCAATCCACCTTGTCCAGCGGAAACGTCGCCGACACCTGGACCATCGTCGGAGGCTACGCGATGACGTGGGGAGACGAGATACTGGCCGGGCATTTGCCCGACAGCTGCCGCCTGACGAGTATTTCAACCGTGTATTTTTTTGACAATCCCGCCCTGAATCAGTATTGCCTGCGGATTTGGCGGCTGACGGACGGAGCTTACAGCCTGATTGGCACCTCCGCCTATGTGTCCAACCTGTCCAGCGGCCAGACGGCCACGTGGGTATTTACGCCGGGCGTTATATTGCAGCGCGGAGACAAAATCATCATCCAGGTGTGCGAGGGGACGGAGATGACGCCCTACGCGCTGGGCATGCACGCTGTCCTGACCCCTTCCGTCCCTGGGCGCGGTCTGGTGACGGAGGTGGCCAACCCGCCCACGGTGAATGGCACGATGGCCCCGCTGATGACCGTGGTGGTGGACTATGACGACGGCATCACCCTGGGAGGAATGGAGCTGGCTACCGCGCGACAACTGGACAGCCTGGGGCGGGATGTGCGCCAATCTTCCGCGACCGCCGAGGCTGCGGCGCGGACGGCTGGCCAGTCCGCCGCTGCCGCGTCCACGGCTGCCAATAATGCCGCAACCTCCGCCACCAATGCGGCCAATTCCGCAACGGCGGCGGCTAATGCTCTGGCGGCCATGCCGCAGGTGGACGCCTCCGGCAACATGACGCTGGCCGGAGGTCTGACGGCGGCGGGGGCCGTCAACGCCAACGGAGGCATCAACATCCCTCTTGCCGTGGGGGCACCGACCGATACGTCAGCGGTCAACTGTCTTTATGCTATGGGTCTGGCAGGAGCCGTACAGGCGTTGATTCAGCCAATATACCTTAATTCCAGTTCGATCACAGTCGCGGGTTCCATTTCTAAATCTTCCAACGGTACTCTTGCCGGGTTGACGCAGCGTTTTTCGGTGGGCGCAGCTTCTGCCGGGTCCAATGCGTACGGGTCAGCGGTTATTCCCCTGATAGGGCCTAACGGTCAATTTAATTACAGTTCCGTGTGCGGATTTTCCCTTGCGGTCAACGCGACAGCCTTCGCTAAATTTACTTTTGGCATAGGCCGCGGCTCAAAAACCAACAGAACCGGGTTGACGATGGATTCTTATTCTATGATTCCGGGGAACGAGCTGGCCGTCAACCATGGGGAAATCATCGATGTTACCATCAATACGCCTTACGATACTGTCCGCAAGGGGTATGAAATCAGAGTAAGGGAAATCTTTTATGTATCGTCCGTTGGACACTGGCAGGTGAAGACGACAACCGTATTTCTTCCGGTAGGCCATAATGAGCTGATGCCAAACGGGCTGAACAGGCTTATTTACATGCAGAGCGGGCAGCCGAGTACAGCAGTGCGGGAGGAAAAGGCGGCTCTTTATATGGAGCTGGGAGGCGGCAGTACCAATACCCTGTTCAAGATAGCTTCTCTCCGCGGCTTCATCGCTTTCGAGGCAGGAACAGGCGTAAGCA